ACATAAGACGATAAAGCCCGACCTCTCTCCTTTCCTTCAAAGCGATAGGGGGGGGTATGGGTAGGCGTAGTTCCAATGGGATACGCATATACGCGCTTCGCGCCGACGCCCGACGTCACGACGTCGACGACGCTCCCGACGACGACGCCACCCGACGACCCCGTTGAGTTTATGGGATAAACAGGACAGAGATCGCGTCGAGAACGTTGGAAAGCCAGCGGCTTGAAACAGCCGGGAGGGTTTTGAAGTATTGATAGATTCTAGCGGGATTCCATCGGTTGAAGAGGGTTTCTTTGGAAAGGAAGATATTCTTTGAATCTTTGAAAGACTCATTGCTTTTTCCCTAGTTCCATGGTAGTATCTTGAAGTGCCCAGAACGAGAGAAAAAACGCAGATAGTTTGTGAATGGACGGATTGTCCATGGCTGAGCGTCGGGAAGGGTGCGAAATAAACTGAATAGATGACTAAGATACTACATCATATGGCCAAGTCGCGCGGCATGCGTTACGCGACAAAGGGAGAGTGGAAGGTTAAAGTATGGAGAGACGACAAGTGGGTCGTTGCACATACCGGGACACACGACTCCTGTCGGAACGCTGCGAAGCGTCTGGACGAGAAGGTTATACTAGAAAGGGGATCACGACCATGAGTGATGACCTCGACAAGATGGAAGAGGAGCGGGACTTCCTCGAAGGCTTTCGACTTCCTACGGAGTTGGAGTTAAATGACGAAGTGAAGGTCGCCGCGACGCCGCAAAGCATCGATACAAGTGTGCAGTGGGAATTACATCGTGACGAACTTGTGAAGGTTCGTCACGTCGAGAGAGAGTTGGAGATGACGGTGGAGATGTTCGTCGACCAACTGGAGATGATCCAGTTCTGTGCGGACGTTGAGCTGTATGGGTTGTATGAGGCTGTCCTCATGCTGCCTAAGACACCTCGCGAGAAAGTCATGCAGGACGTTATTACGGATATGAAGTTGAAGGCTTTGCCTAAACGTCCATTGACAAGCATGAAACCGTCTGGTGCTATCGTCCCGACGAAGCACAACGGCATGCGTCCTGAGTCCATCTGGACACTGCAAAAGCACGAGATCGACGTTAAACCGTTCGACCGCCGTGCAGAGCAGATATTCGAACGCGCCCTACCTGCGCACAAGTCACAGCAGTTCATCAACGTCGCTAAGGCGAAAACCGTCTGGCACGGTGTTGTCGAAGCGCCTATTGAATACCGCGAGAAACTCGCTGCACGCCTGCTGGAGTATTACGGCGTGAAAGCTCCCGTTTCCACACCGAACCAAAAACGCTTCATTCGTGAAGGTCCAGCACCTAAACGCGGCGACCGCGTGCTTGTCATCGACAAAGCAGGCAACGCTTGGACTTGGGGATGTGGCTGGTATCGAGTAGGCGAGGACGGACAACGTCTCGACGCCAAACCCGTCATGGGCCATGCGTCTTTTCGTCGTCGTATCATCCCCGCAGACGGCACGGATTTCGCCCGCTCGTCGTTCCGTTACACACGCCCTTGGGGACAATGGCGTAGAGGTTCCGGACCGGTATATCACGAGCTGTTCGGCAACGGCCAGCTCATACTCACAGACGGCTTGCATGCCGTGGTTGAGTTCGCAGACAAGGTGAAACGCGAGGTCATCCTTGACAACCTCAAATCCATCGCTGAGCGCACCGTCAGGCGTCCCGCGGCAACGACGGCAAAGACGCCTAAAGCACCCAAACCAACCAAGAAAGAACTCACACTGGAGGAAATGATGAAGATGTTATGAAACTAACCGAAGAAACCATAGAAGAAGTCAAAAAAGTCGTATCCGTATTTATTCGTTTCTGTGACGAAAAAAATATGTCACTTCATGGACCTGTGTTCAATCCATTACTTGGAATGCACTATCCACAGCCTTTATGTAAAGACGATATCCCTAATGTAATAAATGATTACATTGAATACTTGAAGCAACTCTAAGCGGTCCCGTTTATCTCCTAAACGCAACAGCCCGGCGGGACGCAAGTCCTTCCGGGCCTTTGCCGTGAAGGGGACAATCCCAAGACTGCAAACATTAAACAAACTGAACAAATGAATACCATTGATTTTATAAAGTTATTAACTAAGTTCGCAACAGAAAACAATACAATTGCAATCTGTAATAAAACCATTCAGCTCATTGCCGCAATTGTGGAAGAAGTTGGAATTGATTGCGTGTCAGCAGAGGATTACGAACAAGAACTGGCTTTTATCCAGGACCAAGCGCAGGAGATTGCAAAATCGCTTGCAGATAACATGAACCATGGCTATCTTACGTCAGCGACGTGTAAGGCAATTGTTTACTTACATCACATGTCATGAACGAATCAATCCTCCGTCATCTCGGTGTCGCTCTACTAGGTCACTGTAACATTAAACAATACTCATATCCAACAGCAATGGCAGGCGTCTTCCGAAGATATCGGGACGACGAAAGTCTGCTTCCTCACCTATTAAAAAACAAATCACTGAAAAACTACCTCATCGAGTTTGAACTTGAAATCCCGTCGACGTCCGTCGGCGCAGCAACACTCATCGCCCTCGCAATGATTTACGGAGAGATCCCTTTCAACAAAGAAATTCGCCATTTACTCGAACCAAAATGGGAAGACATGTTGTTCAACAAGTTAAAAACTCGCCTCAAAATACGCAGAGTTGGATGAAGAGATTCCTTGCAAAAACAAAATCTCCAAAGAATCTTCAAATACTCTTTGCTTTTCTCTAGTTCCAATGTATTATATTCTTGTGAAAACGCCGAGACTAGCTCGACGGAAACGCAAAAAAGGCCGCAGACCTCTTCTGCACAAAAAAACAAACGTATACCATGAAACAAGTAACACAATCGCTTCTGTCCTTCGCATGTCTTCTCTCCGTGCCCGCCACGGCCGAAGAGTTCAACAGCTTCCTCGCTCCTGGGGACACGCTGCTTGGCTATGCAATCGACGAAGCCTACTACCGTGGAGTAGCCCCGAAAGTCCGTTCGAAATTCCTTGAACTCATCAAGATCGAACTGAACAAAGAGCCAGCCGTCACCAGCGAAAAGACCGTCGGTGAAGGCGACAAAGCCAAAGTAGTCAAAACCTACGAAAAAGACACCGCCTTCATCAAGCGTATCCAAGCAGAAGGCGTGTCAGTCGCTCAGCTCCAACCGCTTGCCCAGCAGGCGTTTGACGCAGTCGGATGGGACCTCTCTTCCACTCGCTCGTCCGGCCCGAACAAGAAAGACCAAGACGCCGCGGACTTCTACATCCAAGCGGTCGCCAATGGCGAAACCAACTGGGATCGTCTCACTACAAACTTCGAAACCGCTAACCTCGGTCTCAAGATTGCACGTGAAGAAGACGGCTCCATTGCAAAGGACATCATGTCCGAAACTTGCCGCGTCAACCGCCTCCGCATGGAAGCACTCGCAGCTGGTGGCATGATGTAATATCGTTTCGCACAGTCATTGTTTTGAGTCTAGCCTCACGTCAGAAATGGCGTGAGGCTTTTCCAGTGAGAGGTCGGACCTTCGACAGCACGCGTTCTTGGCGTTCGCTTTGCTGTCGCCGACCTCTCAACTAGAACCTCACCACTATGGAAACACCTCAATGGACAAAAGATCGGCCCGCAGAGTCGGGATATTACTGGTATCGCGAGGGCGACGAGGACGACGAGCCAGAAGTCGTCGAGTGGAACGTGGAACTGCAATGGGTGATGCAGACGGGATCTGACATCGTGCTGTCGGATGATGGCCGCTACGGAATCGACGGCGAATTCTGGCCCGAAGCCATTCGTCTGCCGAACGCCAGTATCCAGCCATGAATCCCGCGCCCTCCAGCTCCGTCTTATTCATTCTCCCGTCCTGTTTATCCCATTAACTTCACCCAGCCATGGCCCACCAATTCTACGAAACCGAAAAGTGTTTCCGACGTTATGAAAACTACATCCACCAAGCCCTCATTGCCTACCCTGAAGAAATTCGGTTTGAACCTGAAGTCAGGACCGCCGCAACAGACGCGGCGAGATGCCGGGACGCGATTACTGCATGGCGTTGTAAGAAATGGCCGTCCAACCTTGACGCCGTTGCCTACAAGAAACAGCTTAGAGACCTGACTGCCTGGCAGTATATGGGCTATGTCTGTGTCGGACCTCGCGAGCTAATGAAGATTGCAAGGAGCGAACCTGATCCAGACGTCAAGCGTTTGAAGTCTAAACTGGCGATGGAGAAGTTGAAGCTTCCACCTAAGATTGCTAAGACACCTGAGCAGTTGGAAGAGATCGCGCAGGATAAGCAACAGGATTTCAACTCCTTACCGATCTCAGAAGCCGTCGAGATGATCGACACCGGACTTCATACCGGACCTTACGTCTGCGAGAACACAATCGACAATCTTTCTGTTGTTGTTAAAGCAATTGAAGGCCGACTGAATGTCGTCTACGTAATAAATAAAGAAGGAAAAATACAAATTTTTTAATGTCAAAAGACATTACATACCAACCTATTTCAAGTTACACACGTGCCGAACGCTTTGCGTTAATGTTTGGCCATATCAAACCAAAACCATACACCATGTCTCTATCCACGCAAATACTTGGCCCTTATGACGATGTCGCGACTTGCGAGAAAGTCGTCGTGTCGGCAGCCATACCACCGGAAGTTAAAGACCGTCTGTTTATCGACTTTCTTACCCGTCGGGGTGCTGTCGACAAGGTGATCACTCGGCAACTCTTCGTCATCGACGCGTATCTTTGCAAGTATCCGCACCTCCAGAGTCTTGAAGACGAGGAGAAGGAAGAGGTCGTGAACAATCTTTTGAACTCTATTGTCGACCACGTCGACCAACTAAACGACAAACAAGAAAAGAAATGAGAACAACATACATCGGAGCTGCTGCGTGCTCACGCTGTGGAGGTGGCGATCCTAACTGCAACGTCTGTCATGATCCTGTCGAAGAAGAAATCGACAACGACAACGACAACGATGACACTGACACTGACACTGACCTTGAGACACATGAAGGTCGTGGGTTGGCGTATGAACGTAAGCTAGAACACGCCGACTTCCTTCGCGATCAAGGTCGTGACGAACAAGATTTTCCTCACAACGAACAAAACTGACTTATGCCCGACCACACCACCGACAAAACTCTCCATCGCGAAGCTCCGCTCGTCCACCTCATCCTCATCGACCTGAAAACTCTCTCAGGCGTCGAGTTGGAAGAACACCTCAGACAGCTGAGGGAAATGCGAGCACAGCCAGCAACGACTCGCGCGAAAACTGAACGTAAACCTCGGGCGAAGTCAGCGTCATCCGTCAACCTCGGTTCGATGCTGTGACAACAACCTTCCTCCTCTCAGCACTCTCCATTCCAGCGCGTCAGGCCGTTCTCGAAGTCCTCGAAACGGTCGAAATACGTTCTATCTACGGACGTAATGACGGCTACGGAGCGCACAAGATGATCGACCTTATAACAAATAACGAAATCAAATGTTCGGAAATCGAACTAACCTTACAATACAATGGGACTTTTTAACTTAGATGAAGACCTCGACCTCAATGATCAAACAGGTATTATTCATCTTCACGAACCGAAGCGTCCATTACTTGAACGCGACGGCGACGGCGATGACTTTATCCTCCGCATTGACAACACGACTTTGGAAATCTTCCAAGGTTGTCCTCGTGCAGCTGAGAACTATTGCGTACGCAGACGTCAAGCAATACCAACAGCAGCTTTACAGTTCGGCGGAGCGATCCATGTCGGCCTCGAACATCTTTATCGTGATGGCTTCTCCTCACTCACCTTCGCTATCGAAGCGTGTCTGGAAAATCTCGACAAATTAAAGTTCCGTGATCCAGACGAGTGGAGAACTCCTACAATCGCGCAAGACACACTTGAAAAATATGTCGAGAAATACCGCAACAACGATCCGTGCAAACCAATTGTCGTGAACGGCAAGAAGTTTATCGAAAGGGCGTTCTCGATTGTTCTCGGAGAGATCCAGATCAACGACAAGCTAGGCTACAGTGAACACGAACTTACCCAACAAGGTGAAACAACCGGACAACTACATGTCGGAAAGCTTACAATACTATGGTCAGGTCGTATCGACATCGCCGCCAATTACGGCGACGCGCACGTTTACATCGTTGACCATAAAACCTCATCCATCGGCGGCGCACAGTTCTTCAAAGACTTCATGCTTTCACAGCAGATGGTGGGCTACAACTGGGCAGGTCGGCGTATGCTTCCAGACCATAAGATTATCGGCACTGTTGTCAATGCGATTATTCAACGCCGACCCACTAAGACGGGACGTGCGTTGGAATTCGAAAGACAGGTTTATTTCCACACCGACTGGCACGTGGCTGAATGGGAGCAGGATGTTTTGTCTCAAGTGGCTACCTTCGTACATTCTCTCGCCGAAGGTTTCTTTCCGAAGCAAACCAAACAATGTTTTGGTAAATACGGTCAATGCCAATATCACAACGCTTGCACTCTCCCGCCTAATCAACGCCATCTCATCCTCGACTCCCCTGAGTATTCAAACGTGACATGGAGTCCGTTGGAGGATCGGTAAACATCGTTGTGGGTTCGAGTCCCACACTGATTGCATGACAGATACAGGCGGTTCGGTAAACCGTCATGGTGGGTCGCTCCCACCACATGCACGTGAACGATGTTCTCCAGACAGTTCAACACGTAAAAATGTAAATGGTGCCGCCGGCATAGCGGATTATTCTATGCCCGTGCTGACATGCCCGTAAGTATGTCACCACACTCCAGCCTCCGCAGTGAGGGCACTAATGCCAACCCGGAGCCGAACAGAGAAATCCGGTCAGTGAGCGACCTGGCCGGGGTTGGAGTGTGGTGTTGTTATAGAAAAGTTAGCTCGGTTGTAATACGTAACGGTATCAGTAATGCGCTAACATCCACACGACCTAAGGTTCGATGCCGTTTTAGAAGTCGTTAAACTCATGTAAACGTGATAGTGATTGGTCGGACATAATCCTGTGAGTGCTCACTTAAATAAGATCGACAATCAGGACGACTTGCCGCCGTAAGCGGCTACACTCTCCCAAACCAAACCAACAACATGACACAACTAATCGAGTGGGACCTCGTTAACTCCTCAGACTTCCCGATGCCATATCGCCATCGCGTACATCAACGACTCATGCACATCCAGCAAAACGCTGTCGTGCAACGTCGTCTCAACCACAAATCACGTCGCTTCCAACCATACCGTCCATACAACGGCAATCTTTACTAAAATGCAAATCAAACATATTTTACTTGACATGGATGGAGTCCTTGCAGACTTCTTTTCATCAGCTCTGGTTAGATTAAACGCACGCCACCCTAAACGACATATCACACCAGCTGACTACGTTACACGCCACGGTAAATTTGACATGGCCGAAGTATTTGGTATTACTGCAACCTCTTTTTGGAACACAATCGAAGGTAATTTCTTTTGGACTAATTTGCCTCGCATGAACCATGCTTTGCAGCTGATCGACAAGTTGCATTCTCTTAACATACCATTCACTGTCGCTTCGTCTCCTTCTTATCATCCGTCATGCATTCCCGAAAAGATTGGCTGGCTAAAAACCAAGTTAGGAATCAAAATGACTGACTGCATGTTCGGTAGCGCAAAACACCTCATGGCAAAACCAGACGTTTTACTTATTGACGATCTTCAAAAGAATGTCGACAAGTTCATCGACGCCGGTGGCCAAGCCGTTTGCGTTCCATCCAACTGGAATACACTTGACCTTAACTTCTCTCACATCTGGAGCAAAATCGAACCAAAACTTTAATGCAAAACGGCACAAATCTGAAGCGGTCTGACCGCGCAATTATAGTGATCGGCGACCCCGGCGTACGTAAAACCACACTGGCGTTGCACTTCCCCAAACCATACTTCTTCGACTGCGACGGTAACCTCTCCGCCCCTGTCGAGCAAACCAAGATCCGCGACTTCAACTACGACTCCGCCACCACAACTGACACAGGGGTATGGATTCATCCTCTTCTACGCTATCAGCATTGCGTTACTTCTCTCAACGCTGCGGTGGCTTCGGAAGCGGTAGAAACCGTGATCGTCGATTCCCTCACTACCTTTTCCGACATTGTCATGTCCGAAGTCATGCGTCAGGAACACGGTAGCCAATTCTCTCTCAAAACTTACCTCGACAAAGACGCCGACGTGCGCGCTAAAGCCGACAAGCTCATGGACATAGCCAACGCCAAGGGTATGCGCATCCAAGACTGGGGTAAGTTCCTATTCCTCCTAAAAGGTTTCGTCTCAACAATGCGCACATGCGGCAAGACCTTTGTCCTAATCTCCCACAACAACTACGAAAAAGATGAAGTCGACGGCAGATTCAAACAGTTCATCAACGTCCCCGGACAATCTAAGACAACTATGTCTGGACTCTTTACAGATTGTTGGCATGTATTCCTTTCCGTCATTGGCGTGGGTGATTCAGTCAAGCACGAATTCAAAGTCCGCACGCTACCAATATCCGACACTGACCATCGTGGAATCAAATCATCCTTCCCCGGACTCAAACGCATCAACTCGTTTGACGAAGTGATCGAAGTGTTGAAAGAACTCAAACCAGCCGTATGAAAATCTCCCGTCAACACTTTATGTTCCTCTACCAATTCACGCGGCCTATCTACGCAGACGCCGGCGCATGTCGTCTCGCCATGTTCGAACATCAACGCAATCTAGGCCGTCAACTCATGTTCCCCAACCTCAACAACGTCGACACGTCATGCAACGCTCCTTCATCGTAACCCTCGAGCTCGACCCTTCTGCCTCGATCCAACAAATCGAACAGGAAATGTTCGCCTCCCTCACCTACGACTTCCCCGAGATCCTCTCAGTCAAAGCCTTCCAAGAAAAAGGTGACGACGCGCCCAAACCGATCGAAGGCGAAATGATGCTCGGCCAAAACCTAGGCACTTAATTTCCGACCTAGTGGCGTTTATATCATAAACCTCACGGGTCCATCCAAACGACAAAACGTAAAACAAACAAAACAAAATAAAACAAGATGTTTAATAAATATAAAATCGTTCGTAATGAAGCAACTGAACATGGCGACGGCGGCGGAAGTGATCCACTTGGATTGGGACTTGACCTGTCCGGAGTCGATACTTCACGGCCAGCACTTCCAGAAGGCATGTATGTCTTGGAAGTGAAGGAAGTGAAGCGTGAGCAAAACAAAGCTCAGACTGGGTTTAACCTTGTCGTTGTGTTCGCCACGACTTCGGAGTCGTCTGATGTGACGGGAGAAAAAACAATCTCACCCGGCTTCCCGATCCGTAAGTATTACGGTCTGCAACAAAGCGATAACGCCAAGGCACCGGACTTCAAAGCTGACCTTGCACGTTTGCAAGACGCGGTCGAAGGGACGGAACAAGGCAATCGTCCTCCGTTCAATCCATTCAACTATGTCGGACGTCAAGTCATGGCCAAGTTGAAGGTGGAGACGAGCGATGAGTATGGCACTCAGAACAACATTGCCAAGCTGGAGCCGATCAGCGAGTAATCGGTAACATATTGGTCGGGGGTGGAAACACCCTCGGCCTTACTTTACAACAAAACCAAACACAACTTTCCGTGATAATACCAGTAATAATTGAAAACAAAGGCGAAGACGTAGCGATCCTGCAAGAGTGGGACTTTCGTTATCCACATGGCTGCACGATGCTGAAGTGGGACGATATCGACATGAACGATAGATCGCGTAAGGACTTCGGAGACATTGAATCCATTGCAATGTCGATTAAGAAAAACGGATTAATTCACCCACCGCTTGTAACTGTCGCACCTGAAGGGCATTCCAAGCCATATATTCTCGTAGGAGGTGAGCGACGTATGCGTTCCATGAAGATGCTTGAAGTTCAACTCTTCCCTGTCAACGTACGTGACAACATGCCAGTGCATGAGATTCTCGAGCTTGAACTAATGGAGAATTTCCATCGTAAGGGAATGCTTTGGCATGAGAAATGTGTACTTATCGACAAGACGCATCGTGCGAAAGCGAAAGCAAACGCCCTTGACTCAAAGTCCTGGGGCATGCGTGAGACGGGCGAACTAATGGGAGTCAGCGCAGCTCACGTATCTCACGCTAACTTACTGACGCCGTATCTCGTACAGGGCGACCCAGAAATACTAGCCTGCTCGTCGATGTTCTATGCTTACGAGATGTTGCTGAAGCGTAAAGAGGATCAGGCTGCGGCTTTGCATGTCAACAATCTTAACGAACGAGCGAGCGCGATGGCGGTTACGTCAGGCGGTATTCGTGGAACGCAAGACGACGTCGATGACGTGTTTGGCGATTTGAACAAAGCAAACAAAAACGACTTCGGAGGAACTGCTGACGTTGACGACTTCCTCGGCATTACGCCGAACGTAGCTGGTAAACTCAACCTCGACCTTACATCCCTCTTCGCTCTCGGCGACTGCCTTGAAGTCATGCCGACTCTTCCCGACGAATACGTCGACCACATCGTGACCGACCCACCATACGGTATCGACCTCACGCAAATGGCAGAACTTAAAAACATCGACACTGTCGTAGATACTCATGATGTCATACAAAACATTTCTATGTTTGAACCCTTTCTCACACAGGCATTCCGAACAGTTAAGCCAAATGGATATGTGTGTTTTTGGTATGACCTTGACCACCACGAAAAGCTTCAGTCCATTGCCAAGCGCATTGGATTTAAAGTTCAACGTTGGCCCCTTATCTGGCACAAACTACATCCATGCAAGAACGCCAGTCCAAGGACTAACTGGACAAAGAACTTCGAGTGCGTCATGGTGCTGCGTAAGACATCCCATGCGGCTCTCGTTAACCCTCAAACCTCGTCAATTTTTACAGCGGACGGCACAGCTGACCGTAAGCTTTACGACAATCCGTTTGCAAAACCGTTGGCAGCGTGGAAAGCAATACTTGGAGCAATATCCCACCCTGGGCAAACGATTTACGACCCCTACGCGGGCCAGATGTCTTGCGGACGCGCGTGTATTAACATGGGACTCATCCCGATGGGATGTGAGATCGACCCCGACCATTACAACAAAGGTGTCGTTCAACTCGGACGACTTATAAAAGAAATCAACGGCTGATGCTTAAGGAAATTAAAATCATCTATCTCGGCGACCTCTACAGATTCTACACTGATGAATCTGGCGAGGTCGCCTGTGTTCTTTTCTACCCTATGATGGGGACGATGGAGCAGACAATCGAGTGGGATGAAGTTCCGAAAGAAGTTATTACACAATACGAAAATCTCTACCTTGCTACTTAAATGTTCAACCTAGACCTTAATGACCAAAACACGAAACCAAACGTATCGAACGTCCGAACAGAGTTCGCGCAAGTTCCGGCTGACTACCGCATACTTTTTATCCTCGACTGCCCTGGCGATGCTGAACTCAAAGAGTCCCGACCGTTCGTCGGAACCGGTGGATCAGTCCTCAAAAACCTCCTCAACTCCGTCGGCATCAGCCCTCTGGCTTGCACGTTTTCTTATGTAACAAATCACAAAGTAAAATACAAAGATGCCAAAGATTTCCCATTCAACTCTCACACGGTTCAAGAAGACCTCGAGCAGCTTCGCGTCGACATTCGTGCGTTCCAACCTAACCTCATTGTCCCGTTGGGAAATGTCCCACTGCATGTGGCAGGCAAACCCGGTGAGAGTTTTACCAACTGGCACGGGTCACTATACGAGTGCACAGCTATTGGCTCACCTTGCGAAGGATATAAATGTATGCCCTCGTATGACCCGAGTGATGTATTTAGAAACTACGACTGGATGCCTCTACTACGTCTTGATCTCGTCCGTGCGCGGGAAGAAGGGCTCACAAAAGAACTCTCCCTCCCGGTTCGACATTACGATCTTAACCTTTCCGCCTTTGAAATTATCGAGCGACTTCGCTCGTTACCGCCACGTCGGCCGATCGCACTGGATATCGAAGGTTATGTCACATGGATTTCATGTCTCTCCATTGCCACCTCAGCGCATGACGCTTTCATCATTCCGTTTGGTGTTTTCTCCGTCGAAGATGACGCTAGAATCATTGCGCAGTTACGGATCACAATGGCCCGAACCGACATTCCTAAGATTCTACAAAACTGTATCTACGACTACTTCTGTCTCGCGTGGAAGTATCAAATCCACCTCGCGAACATCGCCTTCGACACGATGTTATCGGGTTGGGAGCTTTACCCCGAATTGCCTAAAGGGCTGGGGACACAGACGGCAATATGGACTCGCGAACCATACTACAAATTCCAAAGGAAGATCGACCACACGGTTACTCACTGGAAGTACTGTTGCACAGATTCTTGCGTTACGTTTGAAATTGCCGAGAAACACGAAAAGGCTTTTACAAAATCGGCTGCGGCACATTTTGACTTCAACATGAGACTCTTACCCGCGATCAACTACATGCAACTCCGCGGCATGAAGTTCGATAGCGAGACGGCGAAGGACATTTACGACAAAACTCACGCCAAGCAGCAAGAGATCCAACTCCGCATCAACATCGCTGCGGGACGCGCAATCAACGTCAACTCCCCAAAACAAGTCTGTGACTACCTCTACAAAACCAAAGGCTTCCCTAAACAACATCCAACTAAAGCAGGACGTGTCGACAAAACTAAAGTTACCTCCAACGTTGACGCACTTCTTGAGCTCAACAGACTCTTTGACGACCCCGTCCTCCGCGATCTCATCGCGTGGCGAAAATGCGAAAAGCTTCAACAGACTTGCGCTATTCCCGTATCTCCTATTGACGGAAGAATGCGCTGCTCTTACAATCTGGTCGGAACTGAGACTGGACGACTTAATTGTTATTCGTCATCCGAGCCTTCCGCCGTTCTCGATCCCAAAGGTAAACTTAAAAACGTTGGTGCGAACCTTACAACTGTCACGAAAAAACTTCGTCGATTGTTTCGGGCCGACGAAGGCTGTGAGTTCTTTCAGCTTGACCTTGCCGGTGCTGACGGTTGGACAGTTGCTGCCCACAGTGCAGGTTTTGGCGATTCGACCATGCTCGACGACTACCTGTTCGGTATCAAGCCTGCACGCGTCATCGCCTACATGTATCTTCACGGCGCAGAGTCATCTAAGATGGATCGTGCACAACTTCATCAAGCATGTAAGTATATCGGCAATACCGATGAAACTGAGTATCTCTATTTCACCTGTAAACGTGTCCAACACGGAACTAATTATCTCCTCGGAACCAAAACAATGGCGAACCAGATCCTCAAGGACTCGTTCAAAATGACCGGAACGCCGTTATACGTAGAACCAAAATTATGCGAAGAGCTTCAACGACTTTACAATTTACGTTACAAGGGTGTGAAAGCCTGGCAGACGTGGGTGGAACAAGAACTGAAAACCAAGGGGAAGCTGGGCTGTGCTTCAGGGCATATCCGTACTTTCTTTGGCCGAAGGACCGCGCACGAAACATTACGTTCCGCTACAGCTCACGAACCGCAAGCGAATACTACCTACGTCACGAATATGGCCTTACTCAAACTCTGGGAGGATCCACTCAACCGTCGATCTGACGGCACACTCATCGTCGAACCTCTCCACCAAGTCCATGACGCCCTATGCGGCCAGTGGCATATCGCCGACCGTGACTTCGCAATCGCCCGTCTCAAACACTACTTCTCTGAACCCGTCACCATCGCACGACGTCTCATCCACATCCCGGCGGAAGGAGCTTACGGTAAATCTTGGGAAGAATTAACAACAGAATTTAGGATATGAACACACGCACTAATCACGGAAACATTATTTTACTTGAAAAATATAAAATAGTTTATGTTTGTAAATGTAAAGCTTATTATAACCTAAATCAATTTAAACACATTTTAATTGATGACCCACGGGCAAAATGTTTTAATTGCCAAGAAGTCTTACGTAATGTTTGTATAAGAACTTTCAAATACTCATGAAACGCCCACTCTACTCAACTCCCACAATCTTCCACCAAAACATCGGCTTTCCAGACTCTCCCGACTACGTCCGCGTATGCGCACACAAACGTGACTCCATGCAAAACGTATTCTTCTTCATGCAACAATCACCACAATCAATGATCCATGGACCCTTCCAAAAAATCGCGTTCGACTCCCAATGTAACTGCAATACCGACAGAACTCACTACAAGCTCTTCCTTGTTCCCAGACCTCAACAAAGTTCTAGTACCTCGCCAAATCAAACGCCATGAGTCACTCGCCATTAAACAAATGGAACATGACATGCAAACCGAGTTTCTTTTCACTGAGCAAACGTTTCTCGAACGTCTTCATTACTACCACTCGTTTGACATTCTTACTTACTCTGTTATGTCATTCCGTGTATTCCGCCTCCATCCCATTCGCCGTCTCATCTATGGAGTGGGGAATCCTCCGTTAGCTACTAAAGCGTCAGTCCAACTCTCACACACACATGCTAAACTGTGGATCTGTTACCGCGACGAAAAAGATAACACTCCGGACGTCTTCGTCGGTAGCGCAAACGCCACTGACATGACGATATTAGATCTCATGGTCAAAGTCAACTCACGTCAAGCCAAAACTCTCATCGGTTACTTCAACCTTCTCTGGAACATCAACAACGAAAAGAAATGATCAAACAAATTGAACGTTATATTGAAGCTGTCGCACGGCGAAACGCAGAATTGTTCTATTATGGAGAACATAGTAAAGGAGGTGCCAAGTGGTGAAGCCCATGCTTGCGCACAAATACGTGCCGTCCAAAATCACTTTCCCCTGCTTCGTTCAACCAAAGCTCAACGGAGTTCGTGGTCTTTACATTCCACGTAGCAAAGCTGGAGATCGCGGCGCAATCTTCCAATCACGCTACGGCGAAGTGTGGAACCATGCGGTCGTCGCCCACGCGTTTAGGGCATTAACCGCACAGCGCTTTCATCTTGACGGTGAGTTCTATCGGCATGGTATGTCGTTGCAGAATATCAACTCAAGAATCGGAGTCGTCCGTAACCAGCCTCACGCCGAAAGCACGTTGGTTGACTTTAACATATTCGACGTCATGATCGACTCTCCGTTCTGGAAGCGCGCTCTCATGTTGAACCGTCTCGCTGAGATGTTACGTGATGTCGCGGGCGTGCAAGTTGTCAAGACGTGCGAAGTGACGTCAGAGTCGGAAGCGGATTACCTCTACAACCAATGGAAAAACCTTGACGGTTACGAGGGCATGATGTATCGTGATGCTAACGCAACATATGGCTTCTCCCATCGTTGTGGAAATAAAGATAACCGTTGGAATTGTCTGCTTAAACGTAAGGAAATGCTTGATGACGACGCGTATATCACCGGCTTTAACGAGATGATTTGCGGCACGACAGGTAAGCCTAAAGACATGTTGGGTTCGTTCAATCTCATGTCGCGTTGGGGAACGAAGTTCTCCGCAGGCTCTGGGCTTACGCATTCGCAGCGTGAAGAGTATTGGAAGCTCGGGGAGGAACGTATGAAGGGGACACAAGTCCACTACCGATACGAGATGCTTTCAGATTCTAAAGTCCCACTTAAACCAATCATCGAACTTGTCCATTGGGTATGAATTTTCTCGAGGCTTACAAAATATTTGCGCAAGGAAATGAAGCGTCGCCGCTCTTCCACACGTGGGCTGGGGTTAACGTCCTGTCTTCTGCTGTGTCGAGACGTATCTTTTTCGACCAAAACTACTTTAAGATTTATGCGAACATGTATGTTGTTCTTGTAGGAGAGCCCGGTGATAAGAAGACCACCGCCCTGTCATTAGCAAGATCGATGGTTCAAAAAGTCAAACGCCCAATTGCCCCGCCCTCTGCGACTAAAGAGGCAATCACGGTGTTAATGTCAGCCGAAAACGACAAGTCCCCATGCCACATGAATTATGTTGATACGAACAATATACCTAAGCACATCACCCATCTTTCCTTCTTCGCATCTGAGATTGTCACGATGCTCTCGGCAGGTGGTAACCCACAGGGTCTTATTGAGTTCTTTACGGATATCTACGATCGAGAGGCCTTTGAAGTCCTCACCAAAAATAAAGGTAATGATATTATCGACGCACCTTACATTACCATCCTGGCGTGCATGACGCCGGAGCAGACGAACTCTCTCATGAAAGACCGCCTTATCACGGGTGGTTTTTCTCGTCGATGCGTTTTCGTCTACGGTCGATCCAAAGCCGACCCGATAGCGCTTCCTGAACTCTTGCCCGAGCAAATGGACGCTAAGGAATTCTGCATGCAGCACCTCGAGAAAGTCCTAAAAGTCAAAGGTCAGTATGAAATGACGCAAGATGGTAAAGACTTCTTCGTCCCGTGGTATAACATGAAGCACCGACAACTTGCCATGCCTCATCCAGCGGCGTTCAAGAACTGGTTACGTTCCAAAGACACGATGCTTATCAAGCTCGCGATGTTGCTTGACTGCTCTGAGAACATGACCATGAAGCTCGACGCGGATCTACTTCGTCGTGGTGTGGAAATGCTTAACGCTACCGAAAAAGATCTCGGTAAAGTCTTCGCTGGCGCAGGTAAGAACCCACTGGCCGAGTTGGCGTTTAAGGTTATTTCGCGACTAGAGGAAGCGCCAGACAAGCGCCTAATGAAAAAACAATTGCTTGCGGTCCTGTTCGAAGATGGCGACGTAGATCAACAAGATAAAGCCCTGGACTATTTGATCAAAACTGACCAAATAACCCAGGGCACAATAAATAACTTCCCATGTTATACACTGAAACCAGCATCACTCCTCGCCGAGCAATGACGCAAAGCCCTGACGTTGCCGTGGGTTCTCCCGCAACTGACGACTCGCAGTCCCTGTTGTCATCGTGGGATCTAATCGAAGCATGTAATCCCGTTGTCTTGCATTACTTAAAGCTGTGCGCGACACACGAGGAGCCATACCAAGTTTTGCTATCGCATCATATTGAGCGTGCAGTCGCTCTTCTTGAGACGCGTTCCCAAACGGACTAGGATACAACTTCTTAGCTAACACACTTTCAGGTCCAGCTCCTTCACGGGGGTCTGGGCCTTTTTGTTTATCTACTTGTTTGTTGGCGACGTAGGAGGCGAAGTCGTAAGGAGTGCCGCCGAACTTGTCAGCACCTTGCTGCAACAACGCTTGAACACGAAACGGACTTTCCTTCTGTGCAAGTGAGATCTGGTTTGCTAGACGGGACTTGTCACTCGTGTCGCCTTTCATGGCCTCATCGCGTTCCATCCGTGCTTTCATCTCGTTCTTCGCGCGGGTCGTTGCAAAGCCCAGCCACGTACCGAATTGCTCCACACCAGACGCTTGGAACATAAACCGTTTTTGACTGTCGTAGATTGCACCGTCGTCAAAGAACGACATACGCACTCCTCTCCGTAAGCCCACGGGAAGTAAGTTAATAGCTCCTTCTCCAAGCGACATGTTGCCGGCTTTCACCTTCTCCAAGTCCTTGAACGCGTTAGCAGCCAGCCCGATAAGCGGACCTCCAAGTTGGTTAGCATCGATCCCATGGAACCCAGACAGCGGTCCAATACCACCGACTGAGATGCGTGTGCCGTAGTCAATAGGACTTCCAATTGCCGACAGAAACCCATTCATCGCAACCTCACCCATGAACGTCTTCTCACTCGCAGTCTTCCCTTCGTCGTTATACAACAACTCACGAAGCTCATCCTCCAAGTCAAAACCAAACGTCTGCTGAACTAACTTCGCCATCGCGGGCATGAGAGGGAATCCCATAATACCCATTCCGGTAAGCTGTGCCCCAAGCAATCCCACCATAGCTTTGCGCGCCTGCACACTCTCAGCCTTCGTGAACTTGTTATCGACGTTAATCGACTTCTGCATGAAGCGAAGTTGATTCGCAACCTGTGCGTTCACAAAACCCTGTAACGACCAATACATGCTGCCTGCGTTCCGCACACCAGCCCGCTCACTGTGCATGAACGCAGGACGACCCAATCGTTGCAACGACCCATTCGCTACGTCCGCCATCATCATGGCTTGCGTTTGCAACTCCTTCATCTGAATCTCATTTATAGGCTTGTTCCCATACTGGGTCTTCTTCAAGACCTCGTAAGCAGAAACAAGTGAAAGATCAGCGTTAATTTTGTTGAAAAAGCTATACAGGTTGTTGAAGAACTTATACGTCACTCCCGCGATATGCACGGCACCGCTTTTAACTCCATGTTCTCCCGTGATATCATCGTACTTGTCAGTCAGTGCTTGTGACTTATCTTCATCATAGTCAAGATTACGCTTCTGATTTCCACGTCCTTGTCGTTCAGCTTCTTGGAGCAACGTAACGTGTTCAGGGTTATCCCAAACGTCGGCATCGCTTTTCTGCGCCAAACGCTTCAACGCAGCCTTAGTCGCATACTTCATCATTTTCGCTGGAATGCGATATGCGTCCATAGCACTCGCTCCGTTCTCCATCAAGATCGGAGACATCGTAATCGGGAACTGGAAAATTTCAATCAGTGCCGAACTCACATTCCCCATAATATACGCAATAAACCCAGCCTTACCAACATTCTTCTGAAACTCAGTGTCCTTCATACGCACACCCTTACGAAAGTGGTCCATGATATTAAACAAACCCGGCTCTTCTAAGATCGCACTGTCATCTTCGTAGAGTTTGAAAATCAAATCCGTCCGTTTCCGCGACATAGCAGCGGCACGTCGTTGAGTCGACTTGTTGAACTGATCAGTCATGTCGAGATTTTCACGCCCTCCGACAAACTTCCTCTTCACAAGATCATTCTTACTCGCCAACACGACGTCATTCTCCGTCTGAATATCTTCCGCTGTGTGCGAAAGAATCCTAGACACAAGGTTTTGCGTATCTTCATCCAGTCTCTTATACAACACAGTCTCAACCAAATCACGCTTTTGATTCGTAACTCGTTCGATAATCTCATTCAAACTTCCCGACAGCGGCTTGTAATTCCAGCGTTGACGTGCGAAGTCCTTAATCTTACCTGGCTTATTTCCAAGTTTAGTCTGCTCCTCAATAAACGCCTTCGCCTCAGCTACCGAGTCAAAGTCATAGTATCCAGGACTAGGAATAGTCCCGTTCTTCTGCTTCCCAAACACCAAACCAACGTGATAGTCCTTCATCCGAGTCTCAGTGATATACTCCAAATGATCATACATAAACTGATGCTTTTTCATCAACTTATCTTCCACTTTACTATCCCGCTCAGCTTGATCCATTGCTTCTTCTGGCGTTAAGTTTATATCATTAACAAGACTTGCAATACGTTGTTCAACTGGAAGAGTGAAGTAACGTTGGGCAAACTGAAGCGCAGCTGACGAAGAGCTTTTGAACTTATCGTTTGTCTTTACGGCTAACGCAAAAGCAGCAATTTGTGCGAATTGATCTGACTCTACCTCACGACGGACTTTGTCTCTCTGTGCGGCATAGCGGCGAGCCAGTGCTTCACGGTGGATGGCTAACGTTTCAGGCGTAAGCGACTTGGCGATTTCACGCGCACGGATAAGGAGCGGAGAAGCGTCTACTTCTTTGCCGGCTTTGTCAAGCATCTTCAGCTCGGTCAGTTTGAGCAAACGTTCGAACGGCATGGAGGCTTCCTGTTCTAGCCAGTTGATCAACTGATGCTCTTCTTTTAGTTTAGAAACGCGACCGATTTTGTGGTAAGCTGAGTTGTCGTCACGCTCTAGACGTTCGTTTTTGACGAATAGCCATTCTCCGTTAATGTCTTCTTTCAGTTCACCTTTGTTGAACATAGACTCTGCGGCTTCTTCTACCCAAGCTGTCGCGCGTCCGACTTCGGTGTAGATGGCTTCACTAAGAGGTTTGGCTGCCGGTTTTGTCAAAGCTGTGTGGATCGCGCCTGTGCCGAGGAGTGTTTGGATTTCTTGTATAACGCCTAGTGGCCTGCCCATGATTGTTTTTAAGATGGGTTTGATTTGCTCGACGGTCGCTTTACGTCCTTGGAAACCTCCTGGCTGGCCAACGATGGCCGCGGCTGTGCCTGATGCGACGTCGGGGTCGTTGAGAACGTCGATGCCGGAAAGACGTGCGTGACCGCCGAACTCCGATGGGGAGATTTCAGGGACGGCACCGCGGACTTTAGGTTTTAACATCTCACTACGTGATTTACCTTCGCGTGCTTTTGCGTAAGCTTTGGCGTAGTTTGTCATAGACATGATGTAGTCATACAAGCCGCTCGCTTCCTTACCGTCAAGCTTTGGGTTGATCCAGTTCAATACGAGGATGGCGTCTTTCTTTTGCTGCGACTTTCCTTCGTCGAGGTGAAGGCGAATCCATGCGGTGGATACGGTGATAGGATCGGAGTCTTTGGGAACTTCAAGTTGCTCAGCGAGCTTCGACAACAGCTTACGATTCGCAGGTGACTTTTGTAGCCATTTGTTGAATGTTGCTTGCTTTTGGGTAATGCCTTCGTTCAATAACCCTTGCGAATCGTAGAACTTAATCGCCGAAGGCACGACGTCTTTCAGCTTCCGCGAAACCTCTGGTCCATGTTCTTTGACGAAAGCGCTCTTGCGTTGTGCTTCGAGAATATCCTCCGAACGCATTGCGATCTCTTCCGGTGTCATGTTGTCCACGCCAAAGTCTGACTCAGGCGCACTCTTGACAAGCAGTCCAATGTCGTCAGCCCATTCGTTATCAGCCCACTGCTCGTCGACATAACGTGCGTCACGCTCTGCTTCACGTGCCAAGACGTAATACTTATCAACGCCTTTATAGGTGCTTTTTTTAACCTTGAACTGCGCCTTGATGCTGGCGTCCATGTTACGTGTTTCGACGTAGTCACTGGCATCTTGTGCCGTCTCAAACACCATACGCTTGGAGTTGCCTACTTTGTCAACACCGAACCTAACTGAACCGTCTGCGGCTACGTAGGTCTCTGGGATTTTCTTTGAGTGCGTAACAGCTTTCCGAACATACTTGGAAAGAATCGGGAACCAGCGGTAGAACGTATGCGACTTTCCTGCCTGCGCCATCATTTTTGGCGTAAGTTCAGTCGCCAAGATCTTGCTGTTGTTGTCGAAGAACGGCACACCGTCTTGACCTTCAAGCTTACCAAGCATCCACTTCTTCACAATGTTGTCAAGCTGGAACATCTGCTTCACGACCTGATGTCCGGTGACACGGTTCTCGCCGCTTACTGCAAGCAACTCGTCGATCGCTTTCGTAACGTTCTGGACATTAAGCAACAGCAGCTCGCGATTCCGTGCCAATACACCAGCCTGCTTGATCGCTTCCATTGCTTCTCCCTGTATGCGAGCACGTGCTGCAACTGAATACGGAGCAGGTACATTAGGGATAACCTTCGGTGCGTTCTTGATGAAATCTTGTTCTTCACGTGTCAAGAAGACTTGGTTCAACTTCGCCAACAATCCAGGATCTTCGATCTTGCCTTGAATAGCGGTGTGGATTTTATTCAAATCGCCACCGGCAAGCTTTCTCATCCAGGGCATGCCAAGCAACGCTTCGCCAGCAGGCATGTGACCGCGGACGTTAATGTTGTTGAAATGAGCAAGCTGAACCATAGAATCGACAAGGTCACCGATCTCGCTACCCAGCGGTTTGCCTGGGTCTATTTGACCTTGTTCCCAGATCTTGACGGCGTCGGCAATAGTCTTGTGTACTTGAGGCCTCGTCGACGAATACCATGCAGACGTCACGGCGTCGACAGCCTTGCCTGTGAGTTTGTGTTTGCTTACAAGTGTTTTAAGCTGCTGCGCGACGTTCTCACTGTTGTTGTAACGCGACTCGAAAATTCCTGCAAGGATTTGTTCGCCACGTCGGAATTCAGGAGAATACAGGTTTTGCTTTAATGCAGTGAGATCTTTATTCCCCGTGACATTAAGCCTCGTCATCAAACGCTCGAAGAGTTTGTGAAGTGAAGGAAATGTCTTCTTGACCCAGGCCTTGAACGGGTTGTTTTTGCCGAGGAAATAACCTTGGAAAGTCTGCGCGGCGATTTCGTCGTGAATGTCGTCTTGTGCCTTACCTTCTTCGTCAGGCTTTCCTGTCAGGTATTGGCGAGTGCGCTCCACACTACCGTCGTCAATAGCGCGTCCCGATGTTTGGTTCGCCAACTTCGCACCTTCCCATGCGATCTTGCCATCGTCACGCATCTTTTCGGCCGCATCGAGAAAGGCATTAAACTCAACTGCAGAGTCAGCGCCAAAGTGTCCATTACGCACAAGATCGCCGACGGTATGTCCAAGCTCGTGAACATCCGTTGCGTTATCAAACCCTTCATTCCGCGAAATGTAGTGAATGTTTCCAGTGCGTGTGTTTGTCGCCCTGTTCATCGCGGAGAAGTAATCCAACGGAGCGTTTTGCAGCGTCGTTTTATCTACCTTACGTGACTCAAGCCCAAAACGTAACTTCGTTCCTGACAACACAAGAGCTTCTTGAATCCCAGTGCGATACAAGTAATCTTGCATCTCAGCGATATACGTTTGGTCGTGGCCGTCGGCGAAACTGACACCCGCAGGGATCGACGCTTCGTGCGCTTTAGTAATCGCCGCCAGTTCGGAAATCCGCGCCCATTCCGTGTCCGTCATAGGCTCTGACATCTTGCTCCGTGCGTCGAGTTCGGCTCTCCCGTTTACAGAGTCTAAAGCAAGCAAGTCACCAGGGCGAAGAATGAGTTTGCTTGCGGTTTCATCACTTCCCTTGTTCATCGTGGTAGGCTTGCCGTCTACGTTGCGAACAAAGTGCAACAAGACACCGTGCTCCTTAGTCCCCGGATTGCGCAACGCGATGTAACCGCCGGGGTCAGTTTCCAAGTGATGATCCTTCAATGTCTTACCTCCGACGTCAGTCATAAGCTCCATGACGTTTGAAATCGCCTGATGTGGTTCTACCCCCCTCGGCGCATCGTCAAATGCACGTGCGACGACATGACTCGCCGCCATCGCAGGGTTTTCATGTAGGTCTAAATTGCCCTTCGCCGCGATGGAACGAGCGACGGTGTCAAACACAGCCGTAGGGTCACGTGTGAACGACGATTCCGTCGCAGGAAAGATCGGCAAGTTAGTCTCAGAAATTGGCCGACTAGGATCGTATTGTGCATTAACTGCCGCAGACTTAGCTTTTGCAATCGTTTCCAACATCACACCGGATGCAACTTGCACATCAGCTTTGTTTGCTTCGATCAAAGCGTTGTCACTGTCAGGAGCCAGCGGATCAACGTCGGCTTCGACCTTCGCTTTCGCACTGTAGAGAGGTGCTTCTTGTTGGCGACGCAATCTCTCAGCCACGTCACTTGTTTGGAACGTGCGATCGCCCAATCCAACATCACCAGTCTTAAACTGCTTCTTACCCAATGCAAGACCAGCAGGATCAACTGCCGAACCTTCTGGCGGTGTAACGTCGGCTTCAGGAGCTTTCGCCTGACCCAGTTCGTCCATAAGTTTAGCTTCTTCCTCCGTAACAGGCTGCCTTTCCGGAGCAGTCTCAAGCGGCTTGCGCATTCTTCCAACAATCGTTCCACCAGCACCTTCAATGACTTCCGACATAAGCATAGGAATCCAGTAATTCTTATCCTTAATAGTTTCACTGAAGAACGTCTCAGGATCGAGGATGGCATTTTGTGTGATATCAGCCACAACACCGATACCAGCCTGCGCACCTTCGACAAGCAATTCCTGTCCGGCCTTCATCGCGACTTTTGCTCCAGCGCTGACAGCTTTATCCGCAAGCACGGCTTTAAGCCCTACTTCACCCCCAAGCTTCATGCCGTCCTTAATAGCCTGACTCGCACCGATAGACATCACCTTATTTGCAGCCCAGCCGCTCAACGGCCTAGCCAGTCCCATCGTGACGGCTGACGCCAGCGGTCCGACACTAGCTACAACGTGTGCTTTAACTCCAAACTCACCTGCGCTATAAGCCTGATCCAGTCCTTGGCCATACATAGACGAGAACATCGCAGGCAAACCAACGCCGGGAATTGCGGCAAGTCCCATTTGCGCGACTACGTTAGGAATCTGCTCAGCACCAGAACGAAACGCCCCGGCAGTGCTTTCACTCGCACCCATACCTTTAGCCGCGGCATAACCTACATCCCCCGTATACGCACTAATCGGCTTCTCTTGCGCGTCGGACATCAACGGCTGTTCACTTCCTCCATTAATCAATTGTCCCATAGCACTCGGAATACGACTAAAATCCCCAGGGCGTAGGTCAGTCGCAGCCTGTTGTGTAAACACACCAAAAGCGTCCAACCCCTGCGCAATACTTCCCTGCGCAAAACGTCTAAACGGCTCAAAGCCACTGACGTCCGCAAGGATGTTGGCCTGAGTTGCTTCATCTAAACCTTGAAACCGTGTATCCGTTCCACGAACCTGATCAAAATATGCACGTTGTTTCGTGCGGTCGGTCAGGTTCTCTTGAAGGAACGCTTGGTAAGATTGTTGTGGATTTGACATTTAATTATTTTTTAATGATTTGTGATGCACTTGTATCGTATTGTGCCTTCTTGATTTTCTTATATTGCGGAATAAAGTTTCCTCCGACTTTAGGTGAGAAATCTACGTTTGGTCCGGGCCGAGCCAATTCATCCCCAACAGTCAGAAGCGGAAGAAAAGCTTTCATCATGTCACCAACAGGTCTAAATTGACTCCAATCAGATGCTCTTGGACCTTGTGGCTCAAACGACGGACGAAGTGCTTCCCAAGCCAAACCTGTATCAACTTGTTGTGGTTCCCAGCCGCTTGGAGGACCATAGGATTTAATAGGATTGTTTCCCACAACATCTTGCCATGGAGCATTAGACTTAATAGGTTGATTAAACCCTTCTGCCTTATTTAACTCCTTAGGTCCTTGTCCAGTGAAAACATCAATCGCCGCTTGACTCGTTCCCTGTGGCCATCCTTGATTTGATGCTTGTTGCGGCTGACCAACTTGTTGACCAGGCCTCCAATTTGGTGCACTCCCCGGACTAAAACTCTGATCACCTGCATCAGTCACAGGATCAACACCAAAAGCACCAATAGGATTTTGTAGCTGTGGATTATCTTGCTTATATCCACGAATCAGCATCGATAAATCCACAAGATTCTGCATTGCTGGGTCGCGTTGCTGTTGCTGAGGTTGTTGAGCTGGCATACCTTGTGGCTGAGACATACCTTGCCGTTGGCCTTGAGCCATATAACCAGGATCTCCTGGCAATGTGTTTGGCTTCATTCCCGTCAACGGATTAATTCCTCCCGGAAACGACTGTGGAGCAGGTTGTGGCGCTGCACTCAATGTCCGAGCAGGTTGATCAGCACTCCACGGAATACCTCCTGGCAACATACCTTGAAAGCCCTGTCCCATGTTAGGCTGTTGTTGAACTGGCCCTTGTTGCATAGGTTGAGCTGCACCACTCTGAACCAATTTATCCTTCCCAACCCTCCCATACTGCGGGTTAACCCCAGGCTTGTAGTTCGGGTCATTCATGATATCATACCGCGGACGGTTCTGCGATGACTGCGAAATCTGCCCAACAGGCTTTCTCGCAGCTTCAATGATCTGCGGCGTTCCCTGTTGCATCATTGCCAACATCTGCATGAAAGCATTGGGATCAAACCCAGGAGCTTGCTGACGGTCTTCGCGTTTTGGCGTTTGGTTATACGCCCCTCGTTGTATTTGTGGCTCTCCCATATTATTGTCCTGTGCGTTGTTTATAAGCTTGTTGAAACTTGTCATCAGGCAAGTCACTGTTTATATTTGACGTGTTGTAAAGTGGTTTCTGTTGTTGTGGATTCTGTTGTTGTGGATTAATCAATCCCTGAAATCCGCTTTGATTCACATACTGTCTTGCGGTATTTGGATCAACCATACCAGTCCCATTAGGATCGCTCATGATATTCAACAACAACTTCACAAAATCCATCTTGTTGTTATTTGCCCGATCCATTTGAGCCGCAATCAACGTATTATCCTTATTCGCATCCATAAGGTTGTTATACCGTGTCTGCTCGTCCAACTGTCTCTCTTGCAATCCAAAAGACTGCCCGAAATTTGCTTGGTTATTCTGCTCAGCCAACTGCCTCTGCTGCAGTTCAGCCTGCCCTTGCTCATAACTCCTATCCCCCTGCTGTTGTCGATAATCCATCTCTTCGCCAAACTGCTGCTGTTGAATCCCAGGAGCTTGTGTCTGGTTTATAAGATTAACAAGACCAGACATTTGCTGGAGCGGATCGAGAGAAATGCCTAGCTGTTGCAGCACGGCAAAAGTCGGGTCAATATTGGTGCGTTGTTGTTTCATGTTGTGATTAGTTTGGAGCCACGGCGACGACGATATCGCTGGTGCCGAGAGATTTGTAGAAAACTGTGGCAGGTGCGATTGATCCGGCTGCGCTTGCTCCAGTGAAAGTGGATGTTCCCGCTGAAATGTTGGTGCGTAAACCAGGAGAAGCGTCTGTTATAGTTAGCGTGGCAGTTGCCAGCGTGACGATGAACTTGCCGTCAGTGTTGAGTGCGTCTCGAACAAAAGTTCCGACGGCCGCATCGGTTGAACCTGTCGTAACTGCGACTTCCAGCAAGCGTCCTTCTGTAGGGATGGCGGGAGCGGTGCCGGCGCTAGTATTAATCCATACACGAACAGGTCCGCCAACGTCAGCAAGGTCAAAGTAAAGCCCGTTGAGGGAGTTAGCAACGTCTGCGACACAAGTGATGGCGCTTATTTCACGGCTTTCGAGGTTGATTGGAACTGAGTCACCCACGCCGTTTAAAGACATGGGATAAGTGCTGCCTCCGTCGACACTGATGAGAAGGGGAGATCCGGATACAAGCTTGAATGCTATTTGGCGAGGAGATACGACACTTCCGAGGATTACTGCTGTTGGAGCAGTAGTAGCCGCGTGAACTATGGCGGAGAAACTTGAGTCGACCGTCGTGCGACGGATAGACGAGGTAAAAGGTATTCCGCTTTCTAAGTGAGTGAGACTAAATTGTATTTGAACTGTGCTCATAAATTAAAGTTTTGCTCCGGTAGAGGTTCTCCATAACGGATCGCCATTGTCATTAGCGTAAGGCCACCATTCTGTGGCTTCGTGGATAAAGTCTGTTCCGGAGAAAGAATTTTCATTGGCTCCGTAATATATAGGACATGAAAGCTCGACCTCATTAGAGAGGCGCATGATATAATTGCACAAAATATCTGCACCATACACCGCAGAGGCTGTGCTACATTCCGCACCGCCATACCCACGATTATAGATGAAATACATCCCTATGTAAAACGAATTGGTTGGAGACAACATATCATCAGAAGGACTAGCTTTAATAACACCAATTTGCCCCGTGAAGATTACTCCTATGTCTAATGTCGGATAAAAATCATCTAAAGCGTCGGACAAATTGTAAGCAAAAAAAGTAAAAGCGCATGTGGTTAAAGCTGAATCCCACACTCCAAGTTCGTCATCAGCAATATCACTGACCATCGTCCCGTCCCCTCGGTCGTATGGCGGCAAACCAAACCTCCAAGGGGAGGCTTTAACATACCCCCGTGTTTGATAAGATCCAGCCGCTGTTGTCACTTCTCGACGAAGGGGTGCTGAAGCTGGCACCGTCATTGTAAAGTCGTTGGTGCCGTCGCTCGGAAGTGCTTCTGTGAAAGTAACACTCCCCGAAGAAATCCACGCATCTTTCACCCGGAAAAAAATCTCGGCGATTTGATCCAGTGTCACTAAAAGTGGGAAAAATGTGCCGTGTCCGACTTCACTAATCGTTTTCTCAACGAAAGTCGGTCGGTAGTAAGGTATGACTAAATTGCGCCCCACGGTCAGATTTTAGTTAGTTCACCTGAGATATAGAAGTCACCTGTCTTGAACTCCCCATTATCTACAACCACGATGGATATGGTTTTTTTGTCGTCGACGGGTGGTGCACCCACAGCCGGTGTCACACGGGGCGTTACGACAGGTTCTATTTTTGTCAACGCACGCTCAATTTTAGCTTTACGGTGACTGGAGGTGACTTGTGCTTTGTGGCGATTGCCTGTCTGTAAAGCAAATTCCTGCGCGTCTGAAAGTAATTTACGTTCAGCGCGTTCTCTGTCAATCCGTTGTGAAATGGTTTCTTCCATATTATGCAAAAACTGACGCATCGAAAACTTCGGCGCGTATTTTGAACCAGCCATGGTCGTAAGGAGCTACGTCTAAATCCATGAGGTAAAGTCCTGACGTGGGAATTGTGTTTTGTCCTGAAGTGGCGCTTAATGACGAAGGAGAAACGGCACCGTAAACAGTTCCAGATTTTGTCTTGCGTCCATTCACTGATCCACCACGAGAAGAATATACTGTCATTGACGCGTCAGCAGTAATGGCACGAGATTTTGACGTGCTACCTGTGAAAGTAATCAAAGGATGAATGCAGGGTGGAAGTTGAATTGCGTTGTTTGTCAAGCCAACGGAGTAGTCGTCTGAAACCGTTGACGTTTGGCCGAAAGATGATGATGTGTCAGTCCATGAATGATGGAGGGAAACTTGGACGTTAGCGCGAAGCGATATAGACTGACCCGTAGTAACAATCGTGCGGGACTTTGGTTTAAACACTGGCCATTTAACCACAGACGCTGCTGCCATTGAAGTCAGTTTCGCTAAAAGCGTTGTCATATTTACAGGCGGTGGCATGTAGCCAATATAGACGTTGGCGAAAAGATTACTGGTTTCAAATTCCTCGAACTCGATTTTTAGTTCAGCTGTCAGGGCGGCTGCCGACGATGCGCTGTCGGGAATGCTTAACGAGACACTTCCTGAAAGCCCACTAGCTGCGTCAAATGCTGTTGTTTCTTGCGTGCCGACTGAATATTGCTCATTCCAAACGACATCAACTGACTTCAACACACGAGGTAAATCAATCCTTATACGCTGTGGGAAAACTAATTTAAAGTTAGTTAGTGAAGCTGTAGGGACAGTTGAAACACGCTTTAAAGTGTGGTACGTGTCGATCGGAATGTATTCAGTGTTGCCGTCAGACGGAAGTGTTACATCACTTGCAGGAACGATTTTCTCTGTAAAGCCAGCTGTTGCAAACAAATCGCGGTTTGTTGAGTATCCTTGTACTTCATGTGACGCAACGTAAATTTTCGTTAGCTTGGCGTGACTTTCATCAATCGGCTCGAGCTGAATGTCCCAGAAGTCTGTAAGTGTGATGGATTCAACGTTAAAAGCAATTGGAACTATCTTGCTGACTAACGTAGCGTTCCGCAGGTATTTATCGTAGTTTTTGACTTTCTTAGTTTGCTCTTCGAACACAGGAGCGTTTGGAAACCCAGGAGCCATCATCACACGAATTTTGCTTTTTGTCATGTTCAGCGGAATAATCACTGCGAACATGCCAAAGGGAATGGGTGATGGAAGCGTAGCTCCGTTAAAAACTTCCCATTCAAACGTCTGAAGGACAGTCATAGACTTTTCGTCATATGCCTGCGATGCAACAATAGGGCCTTGTAATGTGCCCGAAAGTTCACCCGTAAAAACGCTTTGTAGTTGATTCAAACTCATAAGTCGTAATAGATATTTCCTGCTACGGAATGTGAATCCCACAAGACAAGAGCTTCCCAAGCGGCATCGCGCGCGGCGGTAGGTGGTGAGATAGTTCCTTCTTGCCTCGACACGAACTTCAACAGCAGGTAATTAAGTTCAATAACCGTCTGCCACATCATGAACTCGAAACCATTATCGAGGAGAAAGTCAGAATCGTTCTCAGATGTGTAAGCAGGCATCCATACGTTGCCAGAAAGCGCAAGATGCACTGATATGGACGTAGGCGACACCGTGCCAAATCTTCCATTAACTGTGAGTTCAGTGTCAGCCCTTTCGCCGCAAATCACGTCGCTTGGATAGCGATTCATAATACTCATTCCCTGATCTTTCATCAAACGAATCATCTTCGCTTGCTCTTGTTGCACCTTAATTGGATAGGCCGTTAAACCACTCAAAATCCACGCAGAACGAATTGTTTTGAACCTTTCAATTGCCCCAGTGTTAAAAATCACCGTCGTATTTGTGACATTTAACAAAACGCCAGGAGTAATACCTAACGTCAATGTAGTCGTATAGTCGCTGTTTGTCCTCGCCGATATGACAGCATATTCAGTTCCTGGAAGCAACGGAGAATTGACTGTTCCTCCAAAGTTCACTGAAATAACGTTCGTCACGTCTAAGGCGATTCCTTCACCGAGAGCTGCGAACGTTATTTCAGGCCAGTCAGTTAACGAACTTTCAATCCCAACCACTCCAACGGCAGCTATTGTAGAGCTAGCAGTGCCACTGAAAAACCGTTTTGTGGGAACGCGATCTAGATTGATCGGACTCCCGAAAGTTAAAACGGCACTTCCTTTTTTGTCATTTGCAGCGAAGTCATGAAGCTTTTCAGCATGCGTGCGAGCATTATTGGCTGCCGACAGAATGGCATCATCTATACTTGCTTCCAGTGTTTGTCCTGATTGGGACTGCCCCGGAACGAGATAGGCGATATTCGTGTTCGACATCAAAAAGCGTTTAACCGCATTTGACAGATCTGCAATGGTATTTGACATAAGGAAGTGCCGTTAAAATTACGCTTTACAGCGCGCCACCGTGCCCTTTACCGCCCAACTCGCCGAAGCCTTTATGGGAGGTAGAGTGCTTGGTCTGTTTGTTTTCCCCGCTGTTGTGAGCAGGGGTTTCACGAGCAGTCGTATTCAACATGCTCGTTGCAGTTACATCGACACCTTTAGTGCCGCCCATTCCGATGGGACCTTGTGTGCGTAGCGATTTACCATTCATATTTTAGTTTAGTTTGTGTTATTTATTTCCCGGTGGATTACACAGGTTGGCTCAGGATTTGCAAGTTCTTGATGAACATGCAGCTTTCAGGCAAGTTGACCTCAAGGCCAGCTTCCGTGATCCATTCGTCTTTACGTCCATCGTAGTCGCGCGCTTGACGGTTGTCGAGCAGCGTGGTGTCCGAGTCGTTCAGTGGACGATACCTGAGGTTTTGGATGTCAAGCAGCAAGCCACTGTTGCGAAGATATGCGTTCTGCGAGAACAGAGGGTGAGTCTTGAAGTGGACCGTACCAAACGAGGTTTCCCATGTGGTAATGTTCATTCCATACACCTTCTGCACACCAAAGTCCTTGTTCAATGTCGCTCGCGTTTCCAACACCGCGTTGACCGCAGCAAGGAAACCAGATCCGCACATGAAGATCTTTTCGAACGATTTGTCGTTGGTGCAACGGAAAGCACGTTCCAAATACGTGTTCCAATGCGCCCATGTCATCGTGCCAGCAGTTCCAGCGGAACCGGCCGAGATAATGCGCTTGTTGTCGTCTGAATCCAACGTCACCGCAGGGGCACCAGAACCGCCACGCATCACGCTGTTTGCGGCTTCCCACTGTTCGAGCCAGTAAACAACACCACCGGTCATACGCCGCGGAGTTGTCTCGCCCGTAACAGGATCGACAACGTTGTCGGTGCGCTTGGTGCCGAACAGGAACGCCATCTCGATTTGCGTCATATGAGCACGAAGCGCATCTTCAGCAGTCTCGCGATACAGACCAGTCTTGTCAAACGTCGCAGGTTGCTTAAGTGCCGAGCGAGTGAACGGACCAACCGTGTCGCGGAAGATCTGAGTCAAGTTGCTTGAGTACGACGGAGGAACCGCACGGCCAGTCAAGGCCGAGCTACCTTCTTGCGACACGGTGCCCGCAACGATCGCAACCGCACCGACAGGGCCTTTCGTGCCGCCAGTGGTGAGGTTGGTTGAGTTGAGAATCGTTCCAGTGGTCTCCACGCAAAAGAACGTGATCATACCATTAACAACCGCGGTGATGACGCCTTTCACTTGTGTGTAGGTCGTGTTGCTCAGCGGCACATCCTGAATCCAGATCTGATTTCGAACCAAGAAGTCGTCGTCGTCAGCCACAGCCACGGTATACGAAGTTCCTGCGGAAAGGACTGCGGTTGCTCCAAGATTGGCCCCAGCGGAGTTACCGAACGGGAGTGTGAGTGTTCCACCACTTGCTGCGACAGTCGTCGAAGGAGTGCGGAAACGTTTTTCCCACCAGCCAAACTCGAACGAGTCAGACTCCTCATCTTCCATCAAAGACAGAAGCCCCGTGAGAGGAAACTGCCCAACCGGGTAATCGTGGAAGATCCGGCGACGGTTGTTACGGTTGTGGAACGAAGTGTTATCGGCAAAAGTTTTACCGCTTACCAGGCCTAGAATGGCATTGCTCATATTTTTGTTTTGTTTTTAGATTTCTTACGCGCGTGTTAATTCGTCCGGACTTACTTTTTGTAGAATGAGGCAAGTCCACCACGCTTCTGCGGAGTATTATCCCCGCGGACCGTTTGGAATCCACCGCTATGTCCACCCATGTTCGTTCCAGCCATCGAAGGTGAGCGACCGCCACCCCCGCTTTTTTGTGTCCCCAGTTTGAATTCCGGATTGACCTTTTGCAAGATCTGTTCGGCAAACTGTGCCACTTTATCAAAAGCCTCGTCTGCTGACTTTGGCCTGAAACCTTGTTGTGCGAGTCCCGCAGTAATCGAATTGACAAGTTGATCTTGTCCTTTCAATGCTGGATACTTCTTCACGAAAGCGTTTTGAAGTTGCTTTGCTTCCTCACGTTGCGCAATCTGCAATGCAGGCGCATATCGTTGATCGAGTTCGGCCATCTTCTGTTCCATAAGCAATTCCGCCGCACGGAAAGATTGATTGACAAGTCCATCCCGCAGCGTATCAATGATTTTGCGGCGATCAGCCGGTGTGGCATCGGGATCAGCCAACGCGTTTAGGCCATTAACGAAACTCTCGTCAGGGTTGAAAACCTGGAAGTGCTGCGCCGCTTCTTCGGCGGACATTTGTCGTGGAGCGGCGGGCTCACGGTGAGCTTGCATTGTAGCTGCGACGATTTGCGCAATGTCGGCTGGATTGAAGGACTGCGGTATGGCCTGCTGTTGCTGTTGCGTGACGTCGTCCTGTTGCTGTTGTTGATCGTCATCAATGATATCGGTTTGTTGGCCGTCTTCAATGATTTGATCGTCGTCGTCTTCGTTGTCGAATGGATATGGCATAGTGTTGTTTGGCTTATTGTTCTAGTTCGCGGATTTCTTTTTCAAGCACGTCTCCGAGGTTGTCGAACCATTTATATAGTTCCCTCGTTGCGCGAGCTTCCCCGATCCACCCTTCGCGAATGTAGAGTGTCTCGGGGCCTTTAATAGGTTCATCAATGACTTGAAGAACCGTTTCATCAAAGAGTAGTTTTTGCGAACCTTTAAAGTGTTTGTAAAGGAACGTCTTTTTGAACTCGTGGAGTTCAGAAGCGAGTAGGCGGATTTCAGACGGAGTCAGGTTGTCCTCCTCCGGCGATGGCTGATTGTTGTTGTTCGGCATATTGTTGTAGTGTTTGCTGCACGATCAGATTGACCATGTTTTGCAGCGTTTGTGGGTCTTTCTGGATGTTGAAAGCTTGCAAGGAGCCAACACCAAGAAGTTCGTATACCTTCTCGAGGAGAAGTTTGGGGGAAAGTTCGAGGTTGATCATGCCGGACGGACCGAGCGTGATAATTTGGTTGAACAGCTCCATGAGCGTCTGTGCCATGTAAGCTTTCTCACTCTGCAACGTGCCGTCGTACATGAAGAAGTCGCTCTGTGTGACAAGTTCTTCCGGACTCGCAAGAAATTGCGCGATGGCTTCTGGTTTTTGCAACCACTCTTTCCCGGCAACTCTCACGACGTCCTCTTCCGTCAGTCCCTGGCGAAGATTCAACAACATCTTTAAACCTGTTGGCTGTATGGACGAGAACCAGATCGACTCTGTGATATTCTTGAGGCGACTTGCAGCGCCTTGCGCGACCACTCTCGCTTCGGTGGCTGAACGTCGACCAGTGTGATATTGCCCCATAGCATTCTCATTGACACCAGAAACAGCCTGCATGATAGTGGTAAGTTGTCCAATATCATCCATATGCCGCGCCGTAACGTCCTGAACTGCGAGTTGTTTGACATAGCGATCTACCCCTGTGCGGCTTGCGCCTTTCTTCAGCAAAATGACACGCGAACGATTAACGATAGTGGACATGTCCACACCCAGAGGATCTACCACCAGCTGGTTATCAATCGTTCGCGTGACAGATTCAACCCGTGCGTTCATGAACCAGTCCATGGTTTCTTGCAGCCGGTCTAAAACATCCGAAAGTGATTGGTTGATGAAGTCGTGTTGGTCCTCATCGAACTGCCCGACCTCATAGGTAACTTCATTGTGGAGATAACCCATCGGTTCGCAGCGAATAACCCGCATGTCGTTAGCGATCCAGACGATGTAGATTGTAGGCGTGTTCTCCGGTCCAAGCGGTTTCCCGTCAGCTAAAAAGAACTGACTTGGCGTGATCTTGATTTGAACTTCAACGTTACGTATAACATTGGAGGACTTTCTGAGGTCGTCAAAGTTGATACGCGAACGACGCATGAACTTTTTAGTTGCATGTGTGTTCTCGTGTGTAAAATTCTCGATATGTTTGATGCCAGCACATACGCCCTCAGCTTCCAGTTGCAGAAGTTGATTCTTGGACATGTCACTTGCATCAGCACAAAACTCACCTTTATGCAGTTCAGAAAGTGGGTATCTCGTGTCGGGATAGAAGTCAAAAGGACTGACACAGCGAAGCTTGTTACCAGCCCGCTTCTTGATCTTCTTGGTCACCATTTTGGTCTTTTTGGATTTCACCGTAATACCAAAAACCGTAATCGGCTCGGTTTCTTCCGCTACAGTAATGTAAACAAACTCTTCTTCCCAGCAGTGCTTGAGGATGCCGAGTCCAAACTTTGCAATATCCACAGCGTGCTGACCGAGGATCTTGTTGAAAGGATTTGTTCTTACGTCAGCATCTAGGATCTTCTCAGCCAGATCCTTGTAGTCTTGATCTTCTACACCAGTTGCATCAAGCTCAAACACCTTCGGCCTCTGCATGATCACAGCCATCATGAACGACTTAAAAGTCTGAATTTTCGCATAAGTCATTGGAATGACCTGCTTCTTCGGACGTCCTTCTTGAACAGCCTTCTCATCGGCCTTGTCTTCACACCGATACGAACGATAGATGTTATGACGTTCTTCCCACAGATCATAAAACGTGGACATATACGACCGCGAAGCCTGAACATGTTTCATGCAATGCGTTAACATATGCCCATGAAACGCTGTCGGCTCCTCGCGATCGAGTTCTTTTCTGATGCGTTCGTCCATTTATTTGTAGGTAAATTGCTCTTGTCTTGGAACTGAAAAACGTCCCCTGTCAGAAACCATGCTTGGCATATACTTCATCTCATCAGAATTGTCAGGGGTGACATAATCCAACCCTTCCAACACAAGCCGATATAAATTCTCCATCATGTGATCATCTTTATCAATCGGACGATTAGGCCGATTTGGATTCCACGTGTAGTGGTCAAACTCCCATCGCGTTTCCGTTAAATGCTCAGCGAACAACAGCTTCTTGGTCACTTTACCCGCAGGACTTTTAATCGTCGAGTTCAACGCAGCTTGAGTCGTTATGATCCCGCGACTTAGGTCTTTACTTGCTTTCTCGACAAACACCCCGTTTTCGATCAAAATGTCAGCCATAACACTTTGATCAATGTTTGAAGGTACGTAAGCCGCGGGATCACATAAGAAAATCTGCACGTGTCTTGAACCGACGATAGTATTAATTGACTCGCATAACTCCTGTGCGCTTGTAAACTTACGGAAAATCTCCGCGAAGAAGTAAACAATCCCCTCCGGACTCGTAGCGGCAAACAACACTGCATGCGGGACCTGTGGGTGCGGGTCAATCGCCAGCCGAATCGTATAGTTTTCAGGAGGTGTCATGGCATCCTGCCACCCATACGGGGTTCCGCGATATAACGAGTCCGAAGGGTGAAATTCTTTATAAACTAACCCAGAAAGTGCCAACGGTATGCCCTTAATACGGCAGTCTTTTTCAGCCTCCGTGAGATCTGCTTCAAACATGGCCAGTGCCGCGGGAGTATTATAAACGTTATCATAAGAAGTCCCAACGATCATCAAGTGCTCCACATCTTTTTCAATGCTCTCGCCTGTCGTGACCCGGAACGAATCTCGCGGGACGAACATGTCGTTAATCCACGGCTGATTAATCGGTGTGCACGTAAACCACGCACTTCCATGCCGGTCAATTAATCCCCGTGAGTTAGCCACCCACATTTCCTTTGGGCAAGGCTCATCGACATGTATCCAATCCCAGTCCGAACTCTCCTGCCCCATTGCGTTGGACATGAAGGACTTAACCGTATCAAGCATGATCGTGCTTTCCCCACCCCAAATTGACTTCACAACGATTTCAGATATAACCCCAGCGTTGTTCTTATTCGCCCGAACAATCGTATCAAGCGCAAGGAACTTAAACAACTTCCCTTGACCCTGACCCTTTACGGGGTTGGTGAAGATTTCGTGTGCCTTGTCCCAGTCGGCGACGAGTATGAGTCCTTTCGTGGAATGTTGCGGAATACCGCTGGTGCGGCGCAGGTCACCTTTAGGATACCATTCACGCTCGCCTCGTGCCCATGCAACATCTTCAGCTCCGCCCATCGTTGACTTGCCGAACCGGTTACCAGTCCGAACATACCGTCTTTTCTTCGCTCCTGCCGCATGAAATTCATCTTGTTTTGCATGAGGCTTATAAAACAAAATACCATTCTGCTTCTTCAACACCGCAAGGCGACGCAAAGCAACAAGACGTTGATGTTCTTTAATTTCCATGTGAGGTTTATGCTATAAACGCGACTTAGATTGTAAAGCGAATGCGATTGCGGACTTTGTTGACGGATCGTTCGGAACGACCTTTCTTCCAAACTACGTCGGTGCCTTCGCGGGAACCGGCGACATTGGTGTTACCTTCGACGGTTTCGAAGTAACCGGTTTCGTCCGCGTTGGTGATTGCGATGCCGCAGTGGGAAAAACTAAAAATGACTATATCGCCTCGTTTGATGTCGTTGCCGGGGAAGTCTTTTGTGTGCGTGGTGTTGTCTTGGTCTCGGGACCAATCGGCGAGGCCGAATGCGGAGGGTGTGCGGGGACGCTTGTAGGAGATGGTTTCGGGAAGGTCGAGAGCGTGCATTGATAGTTGCACGATACGACAAACAAAAGAAGCGCACCATGCGTAGCCGTTGTCCGCAGCGTTAGGTTTGTAATAGTCTGCATTGAAGAATTCTTGTATGAGTAAGCCTTTGTTTGAACCACGTGGCTCTTCGTGACGGCCTACCATTGATAGTGCAATGAGAGCGATACGCTCTGGGAGGAGTGTTTTCATGTGAGTGATGTCCCTCGGAAAGAGCTGCTACCGAACAGGCGGACGGCCCGGAAAATGATTTCACGCTGGAACCAATCGACGCCGATGTTATACATCGCTTCTTTGAAGATCTCGTCCGAGTCTTCGCGGTCGAACGTGTCGTTATACGGCGAGTAGAGCCAATCGTGGATGACTGCCGCCTTGAAGTAGGGTCCGAACGGCGAAAGGATACTCCAGAATACGCGAGGGATGGATGCCCCGTCTGTATCAAATCCCTTGTGCACGGCGATGGTTCCGAACGATGAGAGGTATCGGAAACGCTCCGTGAGCCGGAAAATGTGGGAGTCGCCGCGCATCCCGGCATCGGTGAAATTGAGTTCGTCGGGGAAGTGGTTCATGGTCGGTCAGCGTGGCGGTTGAGTTCTCGAATCGCTTCCTCGACTCGCGTCGTGCGACTGCTGGCATCCTCGATCTGTGCCGAGAGCTGAGTGAGGATGATGATGTTCGCCTTACTGATTTCCGCGACTTGTTGGTTAGATGCCTTGAGGTCCGTGTAAACTGGCACAAGCATACCCGCAAAGACCACTCCAACACCCCATTTCCCGACAGCCCAAACGAACAATCCGCCCCACGTTGCAGGGATGTTGACGCTTTCGGGTGTCGAGGCGACGGCGATCTCGTGGAGTTCTTCTTTGCTCATGGTTCAGGGTGTGGAAATGGTCGTGCGGATGATTTCGGATAGTGTGCTCATGATAAGGTTAGGTTAACGGGGGCGCAGGGGTGAGTGGCTGTGACGAAACTGATGGCGATATTACCAATTGGACTTGGAGTTTCTCCAGATGCAAAACTTTTCCATTTTATGGCAGCAACGGCAGACGACACCGTAAATGGCGCAGTGTATAAAAAGCACGTCGCGCTAGCTGTGTTAGTTGGAACATCACCGTTGAGTGTGTAATAGATCGATTCGGCGTTGCTGCCGCCTGTAAGCGTGACAGTGCGGACAGAGTCGAGTAGATAGGTCGAGCGGGGTGATCCCGCGTTTTGAATCGATTGGAGAGGAGTATTAAGCCCTAGGTTGCGGTATGCGTCCCAAAATAATTTGACGTATGGCGGCGTCGGATCTGGGACGCTTCCTCCTGTATATATTGCAAAGGCTCTGTCATGGTAATCGAAAAACACCTGATTGTTCCAGAGTTCAACAGCACCAACTGTCAGGCGCATACAGAGTGCTAATCCGACGTGTCCCTCATATCTTACATCTCGGTAAGATTTCGACCAAGCCGCGCTGTCTTTAAACCTGGCGCCCCAATGTAACGGTCCCCATTCTGCCTTCCCCACATCCCCAGCGACGTATTGTTGACTTCCCAATTCCAATGGGCGGCCTACGTCATCTGAATTATTCACATCGCCCACATACCAAAAGATCGAGTCCGCTAAGAATCTGGGTATTCCTAATGGCGACCACTTATAGGGATTATCCACGAAATTCGGACCATCAACGTAAGTCTTCATGTCGGCATCATCAAGAGCGAGAGCCGCTAGAACTAGAGCTGGTTTCGTTTGAGCGCTTCCATTCAATCCGGAGTAAACGGTTCCTACGACGGTCCATGTCCCATTCTTCACTTGCCCATAAACATCAATCCCGTATTGGACAAGTCGCACATAAGCTAACTCCTTCTCTGCATTAGAATAGTTCGTATGGAGTTCAAGGAGTGCTCCTCCAAAACGTTGACTGTTATCACGATCATACCCCGGCTGATGGTTGGTTGGGGACCATTGGCGGTTTTTGTCGGTATCCATCTCAATTTCCAACCACGATTTAGAAAAACTAGAGGATGTGGGAGCTGACTGACCAGTAACGGGAGCTAAGTTTCTGAGAATCCCGTAATTGAGTTGCGACTTGTTCCAACTGATCGTTTTGTCGGTGCCAGTGTAAGGAGGTCGGAATGATCCCGAAGCGGGAGCACTTGCCAGAACGGTAAGAACCCCAAAATCGTCTAATACTTGGAATCCGGCTACTGCCTTTGATTTCACGGTGCAAATTGATGAACTCGCAGGCACGCTTCGGGTGTTCGAGACGGAAAGTGGGTTTCCACCCACAAGCGCAATGTTGAGCGAGTCGCTGTAGCCGAGAAGGCTGGCGTCGAATCCTTGAGGCGCATAGTTAGCTGGTGCTGGATTGACCATTGATCCGTTAGCGCGTCGGCCTCCAATAATCGCTGTCTCTGGCGTGATGCCAGTCAGAGTGATCGGGCCGACCACCCAATAGTCCCCGTTCGCAAACGTTCCTGTTTCGCGGTCTTCGACCCACGTCCAAGTGATGCCGTATTGTGATAATGTCGTTGCCATTATGGTGCAAAATAAATTGTTGGTACTCCTTGCCCTTGATTGGTTGTCCCAGTTTGATAAAAACTCGGCGGGCCTATCCCTGAGCTGTAACTCGCGCTGTAAATTGTCGCGGCTCCCGATGTTGAGAGCGTGGCTGAATCGTGCCAAGTGTCACCGTCCTCAATGACTAGACCTCCGATTTTGTAATTTCCAGCACTCAAAGTCACAGGCAATGCGACTTTGTTAAATGTGCCATTGACGCCACCTGTGCCTGGCACCGTGGCACTTGCTACCAGCACGCTATCGCTTGTGTAAATACCAACCTCATGACTGTCAGTGTCGCCGGTCTTCCAAGGCCAGCCCACGTGGGTTACAGTTTTAGTGCTGCCTATACCAAAAGCATATCCAACCCATCCAGTGTAATTGTTTCGCAGAGATCCTGAACTCTGTGCCGTCAGTAGCGAGTCACCCGTAAGCTCATCGGTCGTCGCCGTCACCGTAGCACTCACTGGGCTGAGTGATTTCGTGCCGTCGCCGTTGTTATTGTAGGCGTAGAAGCGAGCGGTGATGAGCGTTTCAGCGGTGACGCCTGATAGTGTGACAGGGAGAGTCGGTGACGTTGCCGATAATACCCATGCCGGATCACCCGGCGCATAGTATTCGACGAGGTATCCACCACTGATTGGCGGATCGAGCGGCTCGGTGGCGTCGATTTCAACGGTGCTGTGACTGGTCGCCGTAGCAGTAACACCTGTTACGGCAAGTTCGGGTTTCGTCCGATACACCCCGGATGCGATGGTTGCGCTGCCAGCCGCATTGACGGCAGAGACTCGGAAATAATACGCGGAATTGTAATCCAACCCTGCGATTTCTAGCGTGCCAGTGGTGCCCGCCGCTCCCGCTGTGATCGATGCAACGGTGGACCATGTCGAGCCGTTGAGTGATTTCTCAATGAGATTGGTGAGAGCTGTCGTGGACGTGTTTTCCCACGAAAGTGTGACAGTTACCCCCGTGACAGGCGGCGCAGGCGTAGAGCCACCACCACCCCGAGAACTCGCAAACATGACTGACTGAGCGGAGAACATAGGTTACTTTTCTTTTTCGATGATTTGATCGACCTGATAGTCGAGGCATGCGACGACGATCTCGTTCCGCTCTGGGTATTTATCCCAAGTCACGGTGAGTTGCCGATCTGCCATTGCGGGCAGGGTGAGGAGGAGTGCTAGGAGGAGGTGTTTCATGGTTAGTAAAGTTTGATGGCCCAGTCTTGGATATGCGTATATCTATAACTCCCGGGAACGACGCCATTTGA